AAGCATTTTTTCATCTCTATGACCCTGTGCGTACAAGTGTACCACACCGATTTTCATAAGTACATCTACTATTACCCTTTGAATTCGTTCAATCGTTTTAGCGAAACGAACATCTTCAGCGGCCAATGTGGATTTACTATTTAGTGCCTCATCATATCCCAAGAATGCACGAGGTACTTTCAACGCGGCCATCATTTTGTTTTTCAAGTATTCGATGTCATCAGTTGAATCATATTCCAATCCACCCAATGTATCAATTTCAGTTCCACTATCGCTCCCACGAACTGGAAGAAAGAAATCTTCTGTTAAATTTTGCATGTTATATTTAAGGTTATATTCCCCAGTAGTCTGATCGATAACTGGAGTCTTTTTCATTTTGGCAATAACCGATTTCATGAATGGTTCAACCTCATTTGGGGCAATATTACCAATGTCCAATTTGAAAATTCGTTTCTCTGGCGCACGCATGATTCTGTGAATCAACATAGCATCTTCCATTAATGTTAATTGTTTCCATACCTTACGGGCACCCTCAATCATGGATTTTCCATAGGGCAAGAAATTACTATCCGAGTGTAATCTGAAGTGTGCTACTTCAAAATCTTCTAACATCTCGGTATCATCGTTCCCCTTAATTCCATGACGGGTTTCACCTTCACCCAATTGAAATTTAACTTCATTTGGTCGAGCTGGATCTAATCCTTCAAGTCGAACCACGTCATATGCTGACATTGGTACAACATTATATATACCATAATTATCATCTATTTGTAGGTGTAAAAAGAAATCACCATATTTACACATATTTCTAACTCATGGCCACAAGTTGAATTCCACGTTCAAAATATCATAATACAAGTTATGCAATGTTTCTCTAATGGCTTCATCTTCAGCCGTGATTTCTATTACATCACCATATTCAGATTTCATTGTGGATTCATCGGCATAAATATCCAATGCAGAAGAAAGGATAGCATCACTATCCATTTGTTCATAATCTTTGAATAATGCCATTCTCTGACCAGCTTGGTAGAACTGAATAGCACGACCAGTTGATCCACCCATTGTGGAATACAATCTGGTATATCTGTCCATAAAATTTCGATTTACGGTCGATTGGACATTATCCGTGTCTATAACTTTTAATTTTCGGCCGCCAATATTGCGAACAATAACAGTACCAGAAAATAATCTTTTTAAATTTTGTGCTAATTTACTTTCAGCCATCATTTACCTCACTTCTCTTTTTTATCCTAATAATCACGAATCCAAGTTTACCCTATTGCCATGACCATCATCCATTTCCCACGATTCATTTTCGATTTCGTTTTCTTTATACATTGGTTGATAATCAATCATTTGCTTCATGAGATTCTTTTGAGCCAATACACCTTCAGTCCTTAATCGGATTGCGGTATCCCTCACTCATAATGCAATTGCAAAACTCATTACCAAATCATCATTTGCTCCATAATCAGCCTGTGCCAATGATGGTCCATATACAAATGAAAATAATTCGTTAATGAGCCTGTTTGAATAAACTATTGCGGTTTTATCTCTAAAATATTCTACTAATTTTTCTACGATCAATGGTCTAGTTTTGCTGGTTGTAGTGAATCCAGCGACCATTTTTCGGTCATCTCTATAATACTTATTCGTCATTTGAGATTTTGTATCTACATATTTCATGTCACTAGTCGCATAAAATAAATTTTTGTAATCCCTATCAACCACTTGTTGAATTGACCCCCACCCAATGTTCGCATTTTCAATGATTAACAAGGCGTCATTGTATTCTGTAGCGGCATTTACCAATAAATCTCCAAATAACTTAGTATCAAGTTTACCCTGATATTCCGCCACCTGTTCCAAGTTATCAATATCAATTATGTGGAATGCTGAATAATCTTTTCCATCACCTCGAGCCACATCGGCCGATACCACATAGGTTTTATCCTGTTCGGGATATTTCCATTTCCAGTAATTACCGTCAATGCCCTCTTTTGCAATAGGTTCTTTTTTCAGATTTTCCAAATACCATTGAATGATGGGACCTGGAACTACCGATTTACCAGAAGTGATGAATGAACAATTATGTGAAATTATTCCATCTACATTAAAAATATTACCACCATCAACTTCTACCACATCATACAATTCCATTTTAGATTCTACAATTTCAATAGATTCCACTACGACATTGTCATCATCAGAAGAATCCAATTTGACGCCAACAAATAAATCGGCCGATGATATTTCATCATTGTCAGATCAAAATGGATGATTATCAGAACATTTTATGGTTGTCCCATTATTCAATTTTATAATAAAATGGCGATCCTTTTGCAAATTCCTAACGCCAATAAAATTTTTAAATCCATTTGGAGTTAAAATTTCATATTTATCATTTAATTTTAAATTTAATTCCATTTTACTCTTACAAATTCGCAATTTAAAAATTTTTCAATTTCCAATTGTCTCCGAATGTCCTTTTCCTTTAATGTTCCATTGACATTGAAATGATGTTTTTCATCATATTCAATCACTATATTTTTTTCTTTACTATATCCATCTACCCAATACCCAAGTTCCTTAATATGAAATTCCCCACCATTTTCAGCGTGTTGAATGTCCGTTATTCCAAGTTCTTTTGCCTTTGCTTCAATTATTGGAATTGAATTTAAATTATAAGCTGGATACACTTGTCCAGCCCTATTTTCAATATTTCCAATCGCTGATATTCTCATTTTCCGTATAGATTCTTTACTATGTTTTCTACCACAATTAATGGTCAATTTGGGTTCAGAACATACTCTACAATATTTATTAAATGTATATCTATTACCACATTTACATTTTATATTTTCAATATCACCCAATCTTTCAACTATAAATTTAATTCTATTTGGAAAGTTATAATGACCATAATACGATTTTTGATTGATCATCACCTTTTCCAGCGGTGTACTATGCATATATATAGATTTATATAATTTTGGATTGGCTTTAATTAAAGTTCTATTTTTTGATTTGCCACTTAATTCTTTATAATAATTATCAGTTTTTAATAATTTAAATGTTTCATCAAAAGAATATAAATCGTGAATTTGGGACAATTTTTCCTTTGTATTATTTCAAGCAATTTGGGCATCATTATAATTCACTATATAAATCCCCCAAATTAATATTTTTAATTTTACCAGTTAATTTGTTTTTAACAGTAATTATTGATTTGCCCCAAAGACAATCACATTCCTGTGCGGCCAATTCTGGTCCTAAATCCAAATCCTGTACATCACGCCATGCTTGGTCACGATCTGGATGTAATGTCCAGTGAAGATAAATTGGAAAAAACGAATTAACTCCGTTTTCTGCCCCTACCCATATATCATAAAACCAACCAGTAGCACCATTCGGTGTACTTAATGCAATACAACGGCCACCAGTAGCCAATGTCATTTTAGACGCTGTCCATATATCGTCAATTTTTGGAATGAATGCTGCTTCATCAAGAATCAGCAAAGAAAGTGATTCCGAGCGTGCAGCGTCTGGAGATGATGTATCAGCTTTGATTCTCGAACCATTGCTGTAACTCATCGAAAGTCTGTTGTCCTCAGTACATTTAGATTTTAATCAACTTGGCAGATTGGCATGCATAACCCTTACTTTTGTTACTAAATTTTTTGCTTTATCCTGCTTTGTCGCGATTACCAGAATATCCTTATCTGTATTAAATGTCATCAATCAAAGGGCATAACCTGCGGTTAGTGTTGATAATCCCAGCTGTCTAGCTTTAAGAATTACCGTAAAATCATTACTTACAATATCATTTAATGTCTGGGCCTGAAAATCGTATAAGTTAAAATTGATTTTCCCGCGTTGTGGATGCTGAATAATACAGTATTTTCTCATAAAATAAACGGGGTCCATAGCACACTTAATGTACTCTTTCTTCATCGCTTCTTTTATTTTTTGTGCATCGTTCATTTTTCTATTGTCCTTGTACCCATTTTCCGTTTTCATATACTATGACCACTCTATAGCTATCTCGAGGGCCAATTACTGTTAATTGTGTCCAACCAAAATGATCTCTATATTCTTCCGGCGTACCATAAGGTCCCTGTGGCCGATTAAATAATGTCATATCAATAGGCGGATTTTTTGGATTCTTTGCCATAATTTTTGCAAAATCTTTAACCGTTTTGGCCTTTGAATAGGAAGCGACACGTACGGCTTTACCCTTACTTTCATTTAATGATTCATTGACTTTTCCCGCCGACTTTAATGCCGATTTTATTTTCTTTTGCAAAACGCTCTTAAATTTAGTCGGATTATCAAATAATGGCAAATCGCCATACATGTCAACTGGAGTATCATCTAGTTTTTTTAACGCTTTTATTTTGCCAAAAAATGATTTTTCAGTAATATACGAATTAAACCAAAATTTTCCATTACGCATTTCACCCAAATTTATAGTCAAAAATTTGCCATTGCTAAGTTTTTTTTCACCCG